AAGACACGTTATCTTTTGTAGTAACTCCCTTGCAAGTGTACAGACCATCTTCTCTATCCATGTTCTTGGACGATAGCTGGCGACCTACTCTATCCAAGGCGTCTTGATCAACAATCAGACCCTCCCATTCCATCTCTGCGAAATTGGATAGGCTGGGCATCACAACGTGCTTCAGGAGATTCATTGTGTTGTCCTCCAAACGATCTACGATAAGATCAAACAGCTTCAGGGTGAAGTGGGTATCCATAGCGTTACCCTCCATGCACTCACCCAAATCCATGTTAGCCCAGTCAAACTTAGACGGATTATCAATAGTAAGCATTACGCAGTCTCCTGCTCTTCAAGTGCAGTGCTGTAGTTATAGCGAGCGTTGAAGTATTTCTTCATGGCTTTCCTTCTATCATACTCAAGCTTGGAGAAGATCACTAGTGTCTCATTATACCTAGCGTCAAGGTGCTCGTAGTTAGCTTGAGCTTCATCTAACTCGGCTTTAAGTTCTTCTAGTGTCATAGGTTCTCCAGTTCAGAGGCAAAGTAAAGTTTGGTAAGGTCCATCAAGGACTTGGGCATGTTCTCATCAAGCAGGTGGTGCATGATCTTAGTGTCCCATACGTTCTCGACCGTGATGCCGTATGATAGCAAGAAGTGTAGGTCGAACTTAGCGTTGTGAAATACTTTTTTGTTGTTCGGGTTTGACATGATGGCTCGAATGCAGAACCAAGCATCAGAATACTCCTCAGTACCTTTCCTGAAAGGGCTGTCCTTGTGATCCAGAGGGATTACCCAGGTCATGTCCCTGCTAGAAATGGATAGCGTCATGATACTGTCCGTCCTGAAGTTAAGTCCCGTTGTCTCAGTGTCAATAGCGAGAGTATCGAAAGTGATCTTCAGCTTCTCAGTCAGATCATAGAGGTCTTCTACGTTCATGATCGCCTTGTACTTGAAGTCCCCCTCCCTACGACGATTAAGAATATACATCTCATGAGCATTCTTAATATCAGTCTGGAATAGGGAGAGGTTCTTCGGCTCCTTGATACAGGCGTAAGGGTGGAAGATCGGAACCACAATACATTTGTGACCCTCTTCGCTCTCAAACTCGAAGGCTTTCCCTCTCTTGTTTGTGATGCCGCTCTTCCGTAGAATCATCTTCATCGCAAGGTTGCCACAGGCAAACACTAGGCGAGGCTTGATTGTGTCAATGGTGGACTGGATGTGCTGACGGCAGATCTTGATGTCGTCAGTCTTCATGTCCGCTTCCTTCACTTCAGTACACTTGACCGAAGCTGCTGTGGCAAACTTGGTCGGGTAGGTGTCGTTAAGTAGACTCATCTCCTTCTTGTTGAAGGCTACAGGAGTACCGTGAATGAAGCTGAGTGAGTCAGATAGAAACAGTGTATCGCACTGCTCCATGTCTTCGTGGTCCATGTGGGAATGCACAGCTTTGTCTTTACAAAGGATGCTGCACCCCTCACATCTTGGGTCACCACCAGCCATATTGCTGCCAGCATACAACTTATTGAGGTCAAACATACTATTATAAGGTATGGGAAATAGATATATAGACAATGACGAGTTTGAGAGAATCATCCTATTATACAAGGAGGATCCGAAAACGCACGAAGAAGATCTGGTTTCTGTCTTTGAACTCCTAATAAAAAACATCGTTGAGTCCTTCAAGTTTGAAGTGGACCCCAACGATGCCAAGCAGGAATGCTTTGCTCTGGTGCTCAAGACGGTCAAGAATTTCAAGCCCAAGAAGGGCACCGCGTTCAATTACTTTACGACGGTAATTCTAAACCAACTCAAGCTTATGTACACCAGAGAGAAAAAATACAAGCAGAAAATCGAAAACTACATCGACATCCATAAAGATAACTTAGACCTTTAGTTGCTTGTATATATTTGGTAGATAGAACTCAGATTTAACCTTGCCTTTCTTCAACCGAACAAGGTGCGGCACCTTCGTACTTCCATAGATAACGAAGCTGTGCGGCATGTCGAAGCTATTTACAACATAAAGCTTCTCTCCGTCTTCATTTTCCCCATACTTATTTCTAAGTTCATCTACCAAGCCTGAGCACCAATCATCCCAATCGGAAACGAAAAGAATACTCATGCTAGACTTATTTATTTTTTGCTGCGACAGAATCTTATTTAAGTCGTTTTCCTTTCTAAGGAATTGCAAACTATACTTCATGCTTCTTCAACAGCTTCTGTGGTTTCAACTTTTTCTGACTCCATAAGTTGAACCTGCCCATCCTCTCCCTCAACAACAGTGATACCTGAAGACTCAAGCTCTGCTTGGTTCTCTTTAGCGTACTGCTGAACCATTTTAGATAGCTGTTGATTAAGAGCTTCACAACCTGTAACGAAAACAGTCTTCATGAAGTCGTCATCACTGATCTCTTCGGGCTTAACTAGGTTACTAAAGTTCTTGAAGGCTTCCGCCTCATCTTTGGATAGTTTAATTTGTATTTTCATTCTATTTCTGCTCCGCTCGTCGATGCGGATCCTCCAGTTCTGTATATCTAGTTTGATATTTTGCTTTTCAGCGTCCATTACACTATAATAGGTTGAGGTTTATTAACATGGAAGACAAATATGATATTTCCAAGCTAAAGAAAAAAAAGAAGGTTAACAGTAGGGCAAAAGGTAGTACCTTCGAAAGGCAAATAGCAGGTATGCTAAACAAACGCTTTGACACAAAAGAGTTTTCAAGAACACCTGGGTCTGGAGCCTTTGCTACAACCCATACGTTACCTAAACACTTGAAGATCTATGGAGATCTAATTACCCCTCAAAATTTCCGTTACTGCATTGAATGCAAAAAAGGATACAATAAAGAGAACCTCTATAGTCTTTTTAATTATAGGTCAGACTTCTGGAAGTTCATCGTTCAATGCGAAAAAGATTCATCTTTCTGCGGAAAAGAGCCTATGGTAATATTTAAACAGGATAGGCAGAAAACTCTGGTGGTTGTTCCCTCTTATATAACATACTCAATAGAAAAATATATAGAGATCCACAAAGGAGAAAAGAAATATAGGATATACTATTTGGATGATCTACTCAAAGAAGAAGATTATCATTGGTTTGATTAAGTAATCCTTCAAGTAATTTAATTTGGCCTTGAATGAATAGTTTTGTTATATCCTCTGAAGTTTTCTTCGTTGGGCTAAAGTCTATTTCGGTAGAAAACTGCTCCAGTGTTGCTTTAGGAACCTGTAAGTAGGTTCTAGTCTTACTAGTGTTTTTCGCTCCGTCTGTCCTTTCTTGCTTGAGGTAAACAACTGAACCACCACCAGATATCTTTATAGTAGTTCCGTCTTTTAAATATTCAATCTTTCTATCAGAGGAGCTATTAATACTGTTCAATATTTTATTATGTTGAACAGCTAGGACCTTGCCTTCATCATCTGAGATTAGTTGAGTCATACTTCTTGCATTGGCCCCTGTCAGGTACGCAAGATGCATAACGTAGTCTTGTGCTGCTTGATTTCCCGCCGCAAGATCCCGCTCAAGCCGTTTCTTCCTGTCTAACCTACTGACTAGTTCAGCTAATCTAGATCTGTTACCTAAACCATCCTCAGTATCAGAAGAAAAATCTTTTAGTTGAGCCTGTCCCTCCGCAGTAGTAAACAAAGTATTTTGAAAAGCTGACATTTGAATTTGCTCATAGCTTAACTTGCTTTTGATAGAATCAAATAAAGACTTCGCAGAATTGCTGGCAGAAGTCCGCTTTATTTTATTTCCTGTACTGTAGACTGAATCTTCTAAAAACTTTACAGCGGTTTCACCTATTGATCCTTCCAATCTTTGAGCATAATTTATGGCTGCTGCTTGTCTAGCTTCATCCCCATTGTAAAGATTTTCAGATACATATCCTTTAAATTCTTGATCAAGATTTTTATCTTTTGCATCAGCATCAGAAGAGAACTCCATCAATGTTAATGCTCTTGACATTGAATTTAACTCACCAAATTTAGCTTTTTGTATGCGCTGTAACCTCTTTAGTCCCACACCTATAACGTACTCCCCATCCCTTTCGTAGTAGTCAGTGTCTAAAGCTTCGGCCTTTTCTGCTGCTCGAATCTCGTCCTCATAGACATATTCTATGTCCTCTCTGCCGCCTGTAGCAACTGCTTTACCTACACCTTCGATCCTGTCAGCGCCCATAAATCGTGCGAAGGGTAACGCCAAAGATAGTTCATCAACTAGATAGCTTTTTAACTTTTCCTCTGACGAGAACGCATCTAGGATTTCATCCTGTACGATTTTTTCCCAAGCCTCATCAAAACCCAAACCCTTATCGCCTCTTTCTTTTTTAATTGACTCAAGAATCAACTTACTCCTTGTAGAAGCTTCCTTTAGAGTTGCTCTAGCGCCTTCATAATCTCCTTTGACCATCTGCAAAGCAGCGATATGGACAGACTCAAAGAATACACCCTTAGCATCATTTTTTTCCTGATCCGAAAACGCGGAACCCGCCACGCGGGTAAACGAGGAATCCTTATAACCACAACGAGATTTTATTGAGTCCAAACCAATTGACATTAGTTGGTTTTTTTTGCTTTTGCTTCCAATGACCAGAAGCTCTTTAGGACTAGCTCCAAATAATATTAAATTATTTTTATAGAACCCAACTTTTTTTAATATATCCCTACAAGCTTCTTCTTTATACTCCTCTGGGACAGAGGGGAAGGCGGCTACGTCCTTAAAGTTTTGAAGAACTGATTTTGCCATAGAAGCACTCATAGGCTCCGTCGATGCTTCTGATAGTCCATCATCATCTACAATTCTAATATTAGCTTCCAGTATCTTTCCTAAGATACCAGTAGATGATTTAGCAGTTCCGTCTTCTTTTTCTCCAGGGTTACCTTTTACAATTAACTTATTTATTAGGCCAGTGTCAATTTTTATGACGCCTTCTGTAGCTAACTTAATTAACTCCCCTTTGATATTAGTTTCTACAAAAGACGCCAACCCTTCAAGTTGTGTACCCGCCACGCTACCAGAAACAGTTAGGTTAGCTTGCTGTTCTGTTTGCCTTGTAGTACCTCCTTCAAGTTCGTCCAAAAAATGACCAACTAATTTATTGTACGCACGGGATGTTTTATCTAAAGCCCCTCCAGGGGCTACTGTACCCCCTGCGCGAGTGTCACCTGCAATAGCAACGCTTATGTCTTCAGTACGAGCCTTCTTGAAAGCGAATGTGCCTTTGTCACCTAAGGCTTGAATCCCTTCATTATATTTCTGATAAGGATTAGATATTAAATCATCCGCTTGCTGCTCTGCTTTTTTTAAAACTTCCGGGTCTACGTCTGCGCGATCAGTTATATCCTCATTTATATAAGTAATCTTATACGTTCTTTTCTTCAGCTTACTATAGCTTTCCAGTAGTTCAGAAAAATAATCCATATCTTATTATAGATGAAAAAAATAGCCCCGCCCACACAGGTAAAGGACGGGGCTAAAAACCTAAGTTAAAATCACTGCGTTGGGTTTGAGTAGTTGTAGACGTTCATGAAGTCGTACTTGAAGTTCACCGTAAGCATGTGGAAATCGTTAGTAGCATAGTTGAATTCCGCAGCTTGCCATAAGGTGGGGTAGACTCCATAAAGCTCGATGGTTGAGTGGGGTGTTAGAGTGTTGTCTAACTGAACAATCTCAAGCTTGTCTGCCTTGAATGTGTTACCAGCACCACCTCCAGGCTGGGCGCTCTTAGTCATCTCACCTGTGAGAGGATCATAGGTGTGACGGAAGTAACGATAAAGATCAGAGGCAGTCTCCCGAAGATAAAGGTTGTCAAAGTCGATAGTTAGCTCACCTGGGTTTGTTTTCCCTGGGTAGTGTAGCTTGTCGTTAACACGATCAACTACTATCGCTTCGTTTCTCATTTCAAGACCACCAACTTTCTTGCACGCAAGGGTGAGGTCTGGAACATTTGTAATATCTTCAGGAAGTCCGAAGAAGTGAGCTTCGAACTGATACGCCCGTACTGAATCAAGGTCAGTTGAGACGGTAGGAAGTCCTTGTCCAGGAGTAAAATCTCTACCGTATTTTGTCTTGTAATATGATGTTGCCATTAATTATCTCCTTAGAGGGTTCCTAGATCAGCGGACTGATTGGTTAGGTTGATCTCAAACACAATGACCTCAGCGGTCTTGGTGGGCTTGAGAATAACTTTTGTCCAAAGTTCGTTACGGTCTACGCGAAGAGGTGTGTTTGTAGTCTCGTCGCAGACAACTCGGAACTCTGTAATTCCCCGTTTTCTTCTGATGTCATCAAGGAAGGGATTAACAACTCCCTCAATCTGTGACCAAGTAAATTCGTCGTTCGGCTCGAAGACAAACCGTTGAGTAGCGGCAAGGATGGTTTTCCTTACATAGATCATTAGTCTTCTAATGTTAATTCTATCTAGCGAGGTAGGAGATCTTTGACCTGTTCTTTGGCCGAAGATGGTGAGCCCTTGCTGAGGGAAGGCGACAATCGGGTTTACGATGTTACCGCCACTGTAAAGGCTGTCCCTATCGCCCTGGTTGAGCTTAACCTCGACCTCTGTAGGCTTAGTTAAGCGACCCCGCTGGAAACCAGCAGGAGCAAACCAAGTGTCAGACACGGCATCTGTATAGGCCATCTGTCTAGCAGCAAAGATAGACGGATCATACCATCGGTCCTTACCATCGAACGTACTGAATACTTTTACCCAAGGCCAGTGAACCGCCGCGAACGAACTGTTGATTGCAGTCGTTCGTGATCCTGTTGTAGACGCCTGACCGTTAGTCCAATCAATCGCATCTTGAACAGTTCCTACCGCATAAGGAGGAGCAACAAGAGCCATGAAGTCCTGCGTAGTTTCCGCTAGGGTGATAAGACTATTTTGAACCTCTTGTGTGGCTACACCAGGAACTAGGGCCACGCCGACGTTGATAACATCATCATCTAGAGCTTGCATCCCAGTTTTGGGTTCCGTCGTAGCGTCACCAATCAAAGAAGTAGCTCGTCCATTCTCAGTAGCAGCGATACCGTTCGTGCCACCAGCTAAGTTAGTAGCAGCAGTGCCCACAAGTTTGGCCCATCTACCACCTATACGACCTGTTTGAGTGCTTCCTTCGAAATTAACGGCGAAAGGTCCCGTAGTAAGTAAGCTTAATGAATCTGAGAACTTAGGTAGAGCAGTTACAGTTGCATCAACATCTTCGTAAACAAGGTTACCCTTAATAATCCTAGAGGTAATATTTGTTTCGCCTGTGTTGATTACGTCTTCTAGGAAGGCTCCCGAAGCAACAAGGCTGGCTTTAAAGGTCTCTAAAGCAACCCCTTGGTCGTTTACAACCACGCTAAAGTTTTGTGATCCTAAAGAATCCAACGTAATGGAGTTACCACTAGTATCTCCATTGGATCTAATTCCTCCGTTGTACCCAGCACCAGGGAACAGCGATTGTACAAGGTAGCTTAGGCTGTCAGCACCTGTGGCCTCAATCTGCCCACCTCCGACTACTATAGAGGAAGCGGCAGCTCCATCCAAGCCGTAATCAGCAGTAGGATCTAATTTAGGATTAACTTTTCGTAAAGCATTTATTCCACTGGCTTCATTGAAGGTAGTTCCCGTGCAAATCTTGGCAGTAAGCTCTGCCCCAGAACCCGCGAAGCTTCCTACGATCATGCCCGAAAGTCCTAAATCACTATTGTAAGCGCCGTCATCAAAAACGCCTACTAAATCCGCATCTAAAGCACCTCCAATCACGGACCTGAGGGCAGCAGACTGTGAGCGAGCGGTGGGTACGTTGACCACATAATCTCTTCCAGCCCCACCGTTGTCGGAAAACTTAGCAATTCCTTCGGAGTCTTTGACCTGAATTCTTAGAGTGACGGGAACTTCAATTCCGTATCTGGCTGTAGCATTATTGTTAGCTTGGCCGGAAACCGCAATAGCCGGGCAGTTTCCCACAGAGACCGTGGCAGAAGCGTCTACAGCTACCGTATCATCGGCGCACCGAATAAAGTATACGGAGTTAGTTTGCTCAAGGATCTCTAAAGCACCTTCTAAACCCTGACCGTTGATGGCCTCAGAAGGCTCACCGAAAGTACGAACAAGGGACTCTTGATCAGTAATAAGGGTAGCCTTGTTTGTTGGACCTTTAGAAGCAAAGCCAACTATACCTACTATTGAAGTGTTAATAGAAGGAGTGAAATCAGATATGTCTTTTTCTACTGTGTAAACACCAGGACTAACGTAATTGGGGGCCATAATTTATCTCCTATGCGTTGGAAATTTTGAACATTCTACGGCGATGTAGAGTTTTTATTTGTTCCGTGATATAGTGGTCGGGGACCACTATACTTTCCCCCGGCTTCATCCATTTTTCTTGAGCACCTTTCTCGGTGTTAAAGTAAATAGTAAATGACTGTAGACTATCGTTTTTAACTACTTTCATGGTTTTTCCTTCCTTAGTATGTAGAGTGTGTAGAAAGTTTTTTTACTACTTTTTTTATTGAACAACAACTCTGCCCGTAGCCAAGGTAGACATCAAGGCACTGTTGTGTGGAGAATCCCCGTGAGGAGCAACAGAATCAAACTGAACACTCATGGGCCTCCCAGAAATAAAGACCCTCGTTGCACCTGGACCCGCAATAATCCCTCCCGCTATACTTTCCCCGACAATACACACAGGAATCCCTTCAACAGTGACTACAGGATTTCCTACGGCGGCATCACCACATGAAGCCCTGGATCCACTTATCACAGGAATCCTCAAGGTAAAATAATCTCCGTGTTAAACTCTTCTATCTTCCCGGTAGAGGTTACTAGAAACTTAGGATTAGGAACATAGGTTCTGAAAACAACATTGAAAGTTTTCTTTATTATTCTATCTTCTTTATCCCCCGCCGTGATCGAGCCGACATCCTCTTCAGTATCCAAGAAGGCTTTTGCTATAGTAGAAAACTTAGTTGGCACATTCATTTCTGGATTGAACTTAAGCCTAACCTGCTCAAGAATCTGGTCCATGTCAGCCATGTACTTGCACCATACGTTTAGCTGATAACTTATGTTAATTGGTCTGGGAGCTAGGCTTAGAACTCGGAAGGCTCTATTTTTTTCAGCGTCCCAATACTTCTCGTTAACAAGCACACTCTCTTGCCTTCTTCTTGTATCGTCGTTAGCAGTTGTAGTTTGAGAAATAGTTAGCATTGGTAAGACGATATTCTCTTCTTGCTTAAGTTTGGCAATAGCCCTCTCCGCATTTGCATGTAGACACTTAATTTCTTTAAACTTATCCTCTGCGGAGATATAGCCGATGTCATTAAATGCAGAAATCATTGCGCGAAGAGAATCCCTATAAATGAAAGAGATGTTCTGTTTGGCCTGAGTCATCTTGAAGATCTTTCTTCTAATATCACCCTCCCTAGTAGGATAGTATTTATTTCTACTCTCATTACTACTAGCGTCCAAACCGAGTATAGATTCTATTGAGTTGTTTCTTGTCATAGCTCTTCGATAGCTCCTCCATACCCGCCAAGTTCATCACTAACCTTTGAGAGAGGGGTGTCCTGAACCTCTGTGCTGTCGCGGAGGAGCTTGGCAGAGCACACTAAATGATAAACTCCATACGCCTCGAAGCTATCTTCAACCACCTCGAAGATCTCATACTTCTGCTCTTGAAACATAGGCTTGATTACGTCACCAGGAATGACGGACCTACCAAGCTTGGTCTCAATATAGCTCTTGTTAAACGTAAATAGCTGATCGTTAGTAAGCTCAATACCGAACTGGGTAAGCTCCTCTGACATGGAGATAGGATCGTAGTGCCCATGAACTGTGATGGGTGTCTTGGACACTACCTTGCTCCTCTCCTCTCGATACACATCGTCGTAGTTGTCTGACTGGTAATACTTATAGAAGTAAAACTTGGAGCCAGCTAGACGAATCATCTCATCATCTACAAGGTTGAACAGGTTGATGTCAGGGTTGTCCTGATCAAATAGGCTAAGAGCACTGTCATCCGTATCTATGTCTGGCAGTGCTGGTAGCTTAGTCGTTACCTTGTAGTTCTTGTTGCTCACCTTTTCTTACGTCTGATTACTTTTTGTGGCTTCCCAGTTTCTCTAGCCTTTCTTTTTAGCTTGCCAGTACTATAAGCCTTTACTTCTTCAGGACTTAATCTATCCACCGCAATTGTGTTATCAGCAGTATCACCTTTACCAATAAAACCCTTACCACTACTTCTTCTGGTGGCTAAATCTTTTTCAAGTTCTTCTTCGCTGTTGTACCTGCTGTCGGATTCAGGTGTTTTTTTTGGTCGGTTAACTAAGTCACTTCGCCCAGCGTCTCTAGCTCTTGTGTCATCTGCTTCTGAAACTAAGCCAAGAGACTCGGCCATGAGATATCCCATGTCGTGATATACTGTTTTATTTTCCATTAGAATAGTGTGAATACTGGTGGTTCCTCTATCTCAGATAGAAGTTCTTCTTTGAGCTTTTCTTTTTCTTGATCACTCTGTTGTATGAGTGCTGCTCCGTTCAAGCTCGCTCCACCTCCTGGTGATGGTAGCGAAGAATATTTGCCTCGGATCTCTCCGAGAATGCCTCTAGAAACTGCTAGAGCGTATCGTTGTAACCAGTTCTTGTAGTATGGATGCATGGTCCCTGTGTCAAGGCCACGGTATACTAGAATAACTGGTTCTCTAAGTACAGGCGCTGGATATAATTGAAGGACATTACCGTTTATTAGATCCCAAGAACCTTCCTGACTAAGAACTTTTCTAGTCATCTCCAAGTGAGTTTGTAGAAGATAGAAGTCCGAAATAGAGAAGTCGCTGAATACAAAGTTGTCCTGGAAATACTTGATAAAGAAATCAAACTCCAAGGTTCCTGCCTGTGGCTGAATACTTAGAAGTGATTTCTTGTAAGCACAGTAGGTCAGGTTGTTCGCTATGTGCATTGGCAGAACATAAGTGTTTACGTTGCCAGAAGTCTCAAACGTAGCTACTTGAGTGTTCCAAAAAGGAGCGTGGTAGTCTAAGTTAGTGATTGATTCATCAATGGCAGTTTTAATTTGAAAGTCTGTAAGCTCAACTCTAACAATAGGGTGACCTAGACGAGCAAGAATAAAATCCTTTATGGTTTGTTCGAAGGGAGTGAACTCAACTTGATCAGCTAAAGTTCCTGTATTGAGCTTTGAGCTATCTATAGCTGTAGAGTATATCTCCGTATCTCCAAGGTTCCTACCCGCGTAGGTTCCAAAAGAGTCTCCGTAGCCAAGTAACTTAGGATCTACTCTCAGTGCTGCCATTGTTTTCTATGGGTTGGGGCTTGGCTTTTTCGCCTCGCTTTGGTTTTTTTGGTGGATCTATTCGTACAAGGTATCTAGATTCTACTAATTCTTTCGAATTGAACTTTTCTCCTGGTCGAATTTCTATTATCTCCCCGTCGATATGGAGAAGCATATTCCACCTACATTTGCTTCTGTAGTTATACATGTCTAATTTATATAGGAATGAGCGAGGGCCAGAGGAACAAAAAACCTCTGGCCCTCGCTTTTTTATTTACTCACCTGAATCAGGTGACCGGAGTGCCTAGAACACTTTGGTTTCTAGCGAACGGCGCGAAGAGGAAGTTAGAGGTCGGGCCAATAACTCGGACGATCCGATAGAATCTGTTATACGGCTCGATCTGGACCTTACCGTAGCGGGTAAGCAAGCCCTTTCTGGGCTGGAAGGTCTCAGGATCGACAACAGTTGGTAGCTGCTGGAGCGGAATGTACGGGGCGTAAACATAGCCCGCGTCCATCGCGTTAGCTCCTTTGTAGCCAACAAGGATCTCGTCCTGCGGGTACATGGGGTCTACGAAAAGGTCGTAGCGGCCCATGAACTTACCACGGTACTCGATGCTGTTGCGACCGATGTTCGTGGGGCCGTCAGCGGGCTGGATACCACCCTCAAGCTTGGCGGCACTCTCCATGAGTGAAGCCATGAGAGGAGAAGTAAGAAGCCAGTTGCCCGGTCCACGCATCGTGGTGCGGTAGATATCTTGCGAGGCAATGTTGATTACCGCAAGAAGGTTCGAGTAAACCTCACCGACGTGACGCGGGAAGAGGTTACTGTCTTGGCTGAAGTCGCAAACGAAGACGTTTGAAGACTCCTGACCCGCACCGATTTGCGTGGCGGGAGAACCCTGATTCTTGAAATCGTAGGTGAACTGAGCGGGAACAAACGAGCCCGTAGTGTCCTTGTCTTCAATACCTGGGAAGCCACCGAGGTTGATGTAATCGGGGTCCATGAGGTTCTGGTCGATACCGCCAATCTTCTTGTCTCGGAAACCATACGCAATCATGCGAAGGTCTTCGATAAGCTCTCGGTCGATCTCAAGCTGAAGCTCCTTGCTAAGAAGGTCAGTAAGCTCGCGCTCAAGGTCAAGGTTGTGGTAAGCCTTAAGGTCCTGAGAAGCCTCAAGCGTCCAGAGGGCACGCATCTTACGAGTGTTGGCGATGACCGCCTCCTGCTCGATGTGGAAGGTCATCTCGGGAATGCCCGTACCAGTTAGACGCTCACCAGCCGAAAGCTGGTAGCCCATGACCGCAGAAGCGTTCGGGAAGGCGGCAATCTGACCACCGAAGGTGCCCGAAGGTGAACCGTTGCCTTGAAGGTCGTCCGCTCCAGCAGAGAAGTTAAGGACGTTAGAAACGTCGAAACCTGCGGCGGCGGTGTCTTGAGCAAGACCACCATTAGCGCCACCATCAAAGGTTCCACCGCCAGTACCAGAAGCAGAACCAATGGTCTGAGACGTAAGACCTTTGTAGGTAAGGTTAAACTTGCTGTAGATAGTCTGAACGTCAGAACCAATAGCGCGGTCGTTACCAAGGTAGAATACCTGAGAAACGGGGCCTTGCATGGGCTGAACGCCAACTAGACTGTTGGCAAGAAGCTGGGGGTAGACCCGGCGAACAAGGGGGAAAGCGAACTTCTGGAACGTACCAAGCTGACCAGTAGTGGTCGCGCCTGGGGAAATGCTCTCAGACATACGCTCCTCAACGATTGACTTGGCTTGGTTCTCTAGAAGTTGCGCTGTGACGCGACGAGTGTAGTCGCTGTCAATGCCCTCAAGGACAGGCTCCCACTTCTGGACGAGCGTTTCGTCAGTTTGGTGCATAATATCCATAGTATTAATTATTAGGATTGGGAGGTGAAGGGCATGAATCTCATGACCTCATCAGTTAAGAACTCATTGTTGCTATTCGTTTTATGAGTTCTTTCTTCGTTGATTTCCAAATCCGCTCTGGAAACAACTACCGCTTTCTCTGAAGAGACAAATGCTTCGTCCTTCGCGGCTTCAAGGTTCTCAACTTCTTCGAGAAGCTGTGCTTTTTCGGTCTCAAGCTCAGAGGCAAAGCCCTCAGCAATAGAAACCTTCTTGTCCATAACTCTTACCGTGTTCTCAAGGTTCTGGTTCTCCTCAACTAGGCTCGCAAGCTGGTTGTTTAGAACGTCAAACTCTTCCTGAAGTTCGCCATACTGGTTGGTCATTTCAGAAAGAGCATTGTCTTGGTCGTCGGTATTAAGCTCAAGGGACATGAGAGTTCTTACAGATTCGAATAGTCTAGCATTTCGATAGACTTCGCTCTCCTCGGAGAGTTCTGTAAGAGCTTGTTCTTTAAGGTCATCAATTTTAGTGCGGATATACGCGGTGACTCGCGCTTCAAGGAGGCCAATCTTCTCAGCGACTTGCTCGTTAATAGTAGAATCTACAAGTTGAAAGATCTGTTCAACTGTAGATTCATCGAGCCCTTCGGGAAGAATGTCGGCTATGTTTTTTATATTACTCATGAGTTTTTCTCCTAGGTTCAGCTATATGTATGGAGCCATGCAACCTAAATTATCTTTTTTTTATAAAATGTAGGCGATCACTTTGGGGTTGCCGAACCATAAGAACGGAAAGCTCTCTGATCACCGTGACGCGCATTTCTTTTATTTGCTATCTTTATATTCTTGTTTCGGTTGTGCCTTTGCGCGGCGCTGTCCGTGCCTGGGTCCGATCCCGGCTGGCTTTCTTGAACCAAACCTAAAGCCTCAGCCAAACAGAAGGCTATCTTGTGCCAGCTACCCTCTTCTTTAACTGCTTCCATCATGCCCTTCTTCTTGCCGATGACACCTCGTCCCGTAAGAATGTCTGCTTGGGTTACCTTACCATCACCAGTTAAATCAGGGAATCCCTTCTTCTTCTTTCCTTTCTTCTTCTTTCCTTTCTTCTTAGCTTCCTCAAGGAAAGGAGTATAGGAATCTCTTAAACGAGCCTCAATCATGGTGACAAAGTTAGACTCCTTTTTGAGTTTGTCTTGGCTTTCTCTAGCAAACTTGGACTCAGTGGACTCGGAAAGACCAGGGAAAGCTCCTCTTGTGGATGGATCAGCCACAAGGTCAAAGGTTACAAGGCGGAAATCATCATTAACAACTTTTTTCCCGTTAGCATCCTCTGATAGAGTTCCCATACCGCGAGAAGAAATACCAACTTTTACTCCACCTTCAATGAGTGCCTTAGCTGTAAGGCCCGCAGGAGTGTTAAGGATCTCGGCCTCACCAATAAGCTCATTACCTTTCATCTCAAGTTTAGTTACTAGATGCGAGGCGTTAGAAAGCTTTACCGTATCGTTTTGAGGGTGATCAAGCTCACCACATAAGCGGCGTTCTTCAATTAGAGGTTGGACCTTAGTGATCTGCCCCTCCATAACTTTAGTAGGGTACGTTCTACCGTTTTTGTTTTCCTCGTTACAGCGTCCGAAAACACCTCTAACTTTTACTGTGGGATTAGTCTTACCTTCTGTTAAAATCTGAAGATTCTCTACGATGAATACGTCTTGTAGTAATTGCATATCACTTTTCTCCTTTACTTAGACGACCATCTTTGCCGCCGATTCCTCTAGATTTTCTGATGGATCTAGAACCATATTTTTGCGCTAGTTTATCAGAACCGCTCCCATATCGAAGAAGAGTTCTAGCCGCGTGCTTTCGTACACTACTGAAGGCCGCTGAGGGAGTCGCACTTCCTGGAGTGAATCCTTTGGCTATCTTTCCTTGGCCGCTTTTAGATCCCCACTTAGCTTTTGATATGACATAAAGCCTACCTGCCGCTTTCGTTGAGAAGATTTGACCATAAGAACCTTTAGCTAAAGCATCTTTGATACTTGTATAAGTCTTTACCCTGCCCTTGAAAGTTTTCTTTTTGTCGCCCTTAACAGCCTTTTTAGAAGTGTAATATTTTCTACCCTCCTTAGAGCCACGGGCCTCGCTCAAACAATCAAGTGCATCGGTTAGCTTCATCTAATTTTTCTCCGAATACTGTCCTTTAAGATAGAGCTTCTAGTAGGTTTGCGATAACCTTTAGCCGAGTTTTTCATAGGGTCAGCTACAGGTCCAGCCATGTTGACACCTAGCATACCGCAGGTAGTCATTTCCTTTAGATCTGACACCATACCTCGTACCTCTTCTATAAGGGATACAAGCTCTTGAGCAGTCTCCTCAGTGATGACAGTTGGTTCTGGGTCGGGCTCAGGTTCATCCCAGACTAACTCAGGCATAGTTTCAGCAGGAGGTGTGTCTTGGGGGTGAAAACCCTCACCTAGGATCTGACGCATCATCTCGTCGGGGACTTCTACATTAGATATATCTTTGGCAGGAGCTTTAGCGTTAGCCTTTGCCTCCTCTAGTTTTGGAGGCAAAGACTTTCCACGCTTTATGTCTTCGACCTGACCTAAGATTAAGCTCTCTGCGAAATCTCCGATACTATCCACGATCACTCCTCCTCGTCAGCGAAGAGAATGTCGGCAATAGTTTCGTCAATAACAGACTCGATGTCCTCGTCGCCCTCGTTAAGCTGGCTGAGGCGGTCTACAAGACCAAGGACTACGTTAAGGTGCTCAAGGATGCGCTCCTCGTCGATGGACTCGTCAAGCTGAGAGACGCAAAGGGGGCAAACGTGAACGTCTTCCTCAAGCTCCTCAGCGTCCTCATCATCCTCATACTCAGAGTGCTGGTACTCCATGTCCTGCATGGGCTTCTTGCTCTTCTTGGCTCTCTTCGAGCCACAGGAGGCTTTCTCCTCAAGCTCCTCAAGCTCCTCTACGGCAGAGGACTCGTCAAGGCGAGCAGCAATCTCGTCGTTCTTCCAAACGGCAGCTTCCATAAGCTGTTGACGTAGTTCGTCAGTTAATTTCATGTGATCCATAATTATATCCTATAAAAAGGTTAAGATTTTCATCTCTAGGTTATTTAGCATACCAAACGAGACAAATGTTTTTTGTTTTAAAAAATGTTACGGCAACAAGCTGGGGGGCGCAGGAGGAACAAATGACCCAAACGCGGGATCATCTTCAGTCGTAGGAGGAACTAAGGAGCGACCGAAGTTAGTAGACTTTTGCTCAGGGTACTCGTCTTGTTCTGGAGCCGCCGCCTTCCTGCGTACCAACTGCGTCTTATGAGTAAATATTTTAGAGTCAGAATATTTAGTCGCTGGCACTACTTTTACATCGCTAACCACACCATTGAACAAAGTTCTTTTCATTTCTGTAAAGTTCTCAAGCCTAAACAGCTTGTTGAACTGTCTCAACGACAACCTACAAAGAACATCAAATTCGGTAAGAGATTTACCTATGCCGTTTAGCCCTAGAAGATAGTTGTTATCTAAGCTAGTTATTATTTCATGAAGTAGTCGGTATCCTGTCTTCTGTCTGTTAGCTACAAACTCAGAAGCTGCCAGAACATTGTTTTCCGAATCCACATAGCCCGATTTTATTAGGGTATTTTCTAGGTTTAGCTTATTTATTCTTGCATCGTTATCTGGATTATCAAAAACATCCCTGGCATTTTTTCCTACTAAATTAACACTGATGAACTGGTTGTAAGAATTTCTAAGATTGGGAATAATTGTGGTTACTGTTCTTATTTGCCTAGTCATAGTTTCCTCAGAATCTTTTGAGGAAGTGCTATAGCTAGTAATTTGTGATTTACCATTGAATGGATTATTCTCAGGCTTATTGCTTGGGTACAAGAGAATATACCAAGGGTACTGTCTGGTTAGTAAAGGAAGCGTTTTGTTCTCTTTGGGTGAGTCTAAAAGGATATCCGTCTGCTCTAAAAACATCTCTCCATCCCGATCTACATAATCAAACAGCAAATCCTCATCGTTTAAAACAAAGGTTTGATGATTATCTTTATACTTAATATACTCGTTTATTTCATCAATTTTATCTAAAGGGACATTGACAAATTTACCTTTTGTTCTTTTCAAAAACTTGGGGTTGACAGGATCAGGAACAGTGTCTAAAGTATCAAGAACACAACTCAAAAAGTAAATGTTTTGTCTTGGTGCTGATAAAGAAGAATCTATCTCTATTCCTCTGGGGTCTCCACTAACAGACAATGTTCTACTAGGATCCCCACCTAGTATTTTTAAGGCTACCTGTTTCGTCTTTTCAGGTATAAAATATGCGTGATCTTTTTCAGATTTCGTATATATTCGAGTAACTTCTCCACTCAAAGTAACGTCAAAATAATCTCCGTCCTTCAAAGATAAAGTATTTCGGTTAATGAATGTGTCATCATCATTAACATAATACTTCCTAGTTTGCCCAGCAATCGTTACCTCGATATACTTATCAATGTCGCTAGATAAAGTTTTCTTATTCTTTAATACTTCAAATCCTCGTCCGGCAGAGTTTAAGAAGTCTAACGGGTAATAATTGTTTTCTACGAGGGCCAAGGCTACAATCTCATTAACAATACTATTTGAGCTTCTTACAACAGTAAATTTATCCTTGGGGTCACTGACATCAGCCAACTTAGATAAGTAACTTAACTGGACATCTGCAATTGTTCCGTCTAAAACCCGTGTTCCTATTATAGAAAATATATCAGACCTAGTTAGAGGGCTACCGTCGTAATTAAGAATTTTATCTAGATAGCTTAAAGCATCGTCGTTTAGGTTAGAGTAAATTATTTCTGGGGTTATGTCAGCCGCTAAGGTACTGTCCCAATCTCCATAATCTAAATTAGAGTTTAGTAATTTAAACAAAGACTCATCTATTCTCTTTTTAAATATATTGGTTACCCGGCTTGTATTTTTTACAATTTTTCTTTGTTTGGGTATAGTATTAAAGAATACTTCTTCGTCTTCGATCCCTGATGGACGCTTATCTAAAATAGCTTTTACTAATTCTCTGTCGGAAAGATCTATGCCCTGAGATGAAAATGCTCTAGATACCAGTTGCTCTTCCGACTGGCGATCAGTGTTTTGCCGTGCTGTTAAAGACTGGTTAGTCGGAGTAAATAAATCTAGTGGGTTAGGTCCTTCTGGATCATCTGGAGCTAAGAAGGGATTGATAGGGTTAGGTAGATCGGGAGCTTCTGGGGCACCGATAGGATTAATTGGTCTTGGGCCTTCCTCATCTCCACCCCCAATAACTCCAGGAGGTTCCGCATTCGGGCGCTCTCCAATACTAATTACTCCTCCACCCGGATCCTCATTCCCTGGAAGAGGCTGTGCTATAGGGCCTGTTTCCGGGTTCGGATCATCTCCTCCAATAATAACCCCACCAAGGTCTCCGATAACATCAACATTTCCGGGGCCTCCATCGTCGGGGACTGTGCTAGGATCAAGAACTCCTGGGGGTTCGGGATCTGGATCACCCCCTGTTGGTTCCGGGTCCTCAATAATAACACTAAGGGGAATAAACCAGGATTCTTTCCAATCATCACAAACCCAAGTTCTCCTACAGTTGCATCTTTCATCCGGCTTATTGATGGTAGAGTCTACCGTAGCATTAGGAGGCAAGTTGTTTGCAAGCCAATTAGTTACAACAGTTCGAGAGTCTTGATAATTACCCGTGCTTCTGTCTACACACTCTCTCTGCCAAACAGCATCAACTTGAATGCCTCCAGCAGTATATGTGCTTGTTTCGTATGTGGGTGCTCCACCGGGCTCAGTAATAGTACAAAAACAATTTTGCGCCCCTGGGGTTGTAGGAGCAGCAATATCTCCAGAAGGGCTAGGAGGCCCACTTGGATCCCCTGGCTCGTTAGGAATTCTATAAATAATTACTATGGGATCACATTCTTTATCTGAGCAGATAAGTTCGCTTGAAGGAATTCCTCCTGGAGGAGGGTCCGCGCACTCCTCGGAACCAGGAACTGTGGACACCAGTTGAGCCCTGGGTATAGCAGCAATATTTGCAGTTATGGCTTGAATAATAGAGATACTATTATCTGGTGGGGCACCATTGATAATATCAACGCACTCTTTTTCTATTTGAACAGCAAAGTATTTATATCCTAGAATAGTGTATAAAGGAAAGGTAACTTCTGTGCCTAGAGCTTTAGGTCTACAACCACATTCTTTATCCTCAGGGGGCCGCGTTGGGTTTGGGTCAATAGGATCACTTTCAAAAGAGGGGCCTGGATTATTAATCGTTCCTCCTTCAATGAAGTCGGGAAAGTTAAAAGGACCTCTTCCTGGAAGAAAATCACCACAACCAAACGTAGTCTCAGACATTATTAATTTTGATTCAAGTTAATTTCGTTATTAAAACCTAAGTTTCCTGCGAAGAATGGTCTATCTTCAGAAG